CCCTGCCGATTGAAACCGCTGCTGGCCAAGAGTTCGACATGGCCGACGTGTGGATTGCCCCTGGCGTCAATCTGCTAGATGACAATGGCTTGATCCCCGTAGCCACACGGCGGCAATTCGTATCCGATCATTGCCAGCCGGTTGATCCATCCAACTTCCCGCCCGCATCCATCATCTTGAGTGGTGATCATACCACGTTCCCCGTCAATCAAGGCACTGGTCCAGACCTTACAGTGACCGGCGACTTGGTTGACTCGACAGGTGGTTCACCGAGTAGCGGCGCACGCGTGCAGATCGATGACTTGAAGGGCGGCATCTACGGGATATTGGCGGCGGCGAGTGCTGGCGATGATGATTGGACGGGAACCAACCTGTATGTCCTGTCTCCAGTGTTCGGCTACCACGTCACTCGCACCTCGTTCAGCGGCGACGGCCACGCCACACCAGCACTCGCTAATTCCGTGGTCTTCCAGATGTATGGTCCGAAACCGGTGGACATCTCGATCAGTCGCATTCCGAACACCACGTCACCGGCTGACACTCCGCTGGTTATGATGCTCACAGAGGATACCGTATTCGAGTATGCGGGTGGCTGTGGCACGAACGGGACGTTCTTGAACGTGACATGCGCTGATTGGAACGGCGGCAACGTCAACATCGAGCCGTTGCATCCGAACGGCACATGGTTGCCGAGTTTGCAAACTTTCGCAGCGAACGGTAGCGCCGGTATTACGATGGGGGCGGGGACGTATCGCATTGTCGGTCTTGCTGACCTCAATGCACCGTTGGGTGTGTCGATTACTCCTATCAACATGAACAGCACAGGGCAAAGTTCAGGTATCGCCATCACCGAGCCAAGCGAGCCGTTCAGTTTGAGCGGCGGGGTGTATGGCTTCGCGTCGATTTGCAGCGATCCGACTAATCCAAACCTCAATCAGTATATGCCGGATGGTTCGATCCTGCCGCGTGGTATGAACATTAACCAAGCTTATCTGCCCTACCTCCCTGGCGGTACTTACACCGTCGATCCCACCGGATTGGCTGCGCCGCTGACATACACGCTCACTCCGGTGGATGGTGATCGTCAAGTCCTGATCTTGAATGGCATCACTGAGGATACGCAATTCCAGTTGGAAGGCTCTCCGTTGGAATGGCAAGCGGCAGTCACGTGTGCTGATTGGAACGGCGCCACCGTCACGCTTCAATACCAGTTGCCGGATGGTAGTTGGTCAGCACCCAATGGCGGAACCACCGCGTCTGAAAACACCTCGTGGTGGCCGACATCGCCAAGCGGAACGTATCGCATCACCGGGGTTAGTGACTTGAATGCGCCGCTGTATGTCGGTTTCTCCAATACGTCATATCATTCAACCACCGACAGTCAGAACTTCACGATCAACGCCACGACGCAGGAGTTTAGCCTGCAAGGTGGGCAGTACGCGATGACCTACTTCTCGCATGATAACGGCGGTTCGACATGGTTCTTGAACTTCCAATCACCGGATGGTTCATGGATGAATATCAACTCGTTCAATGATGGTCCACAATTCGCTTGGCAATGGTGGGCAGCGGGACGCTATCAGATTGACTCCTCAGCATTGGACAACCCGTTGCAGATTTCGTTCATGGGCTGGCCGCTCTAATTGGCCGTCATCTATGACATGACGACGGACACGGATCGTGAGATCACCCAGGACGAAGTCGATCGCTTGCAGCGCACCCAACGTGCATTCGGCGAATTGAACAAGCGTCTCAAGTTCCACATCAGCGAAGTGCGCAACGGTCTCATTCCCCCAGGCCAAGCGATCACCGACATCGAGAAGTCACTCAAGATTGCCGAGAACATGGCAGCCAGTCTCAATCTGGACAGCATGTTGCAGGACATCGGCCATGTGCATGGACGGCATGTCCTGGTGGTCGAGCGTTGAAGCGAAAGCTGACGGCGGAACAGCGCAAACAGATTCGCGCCTACGTAGAGATTGGTTACACCGCCTGCATCATCGATGAGCAAGGGCGGGTGGTTCCGGCGTATTCTGATTGGGTGATTGAGTACATCTTGGACGAATTAGACATCCACGAAGCGTTCCGCACTATATAAGCATTACGGAATTACCGATGCCATCACCGGGTGGGCTTTAACTACCTGAGGCGCTGACCACTCGCGCTGCCACCATTGCGTTGTGGAGAAGAGGGGAGAGCTTCAACCCCCATTTTAGCATGGTGATTCATGACGAATACACTTCTCACCGTGTCGATGATCACGAAGCGCGCCGTGACCATGTTCCGGAACTCCAACGCCTTCTTGCAACTCATCGACCGTCAGTATGACGAGCAGTATCGAAATCGCGACTTCAAGATCGGTACAACTTTGAACATTCGTTTGCCGGTTGACTACGTGGTTGGAACCAGCGCCACTGTGACGCCGCAGTCCACCACGGAAACCCAGACCCAGCTTGTTGTTGGAACTCAGGCCAACGTCGCGACATCGTTCACGTCCGCCGACTTTGCCTTGAAGATCGACGACTTCGCCGATCGCTTCCTGCTCAAGATGACCAACGACCTTGCCGCTTATGTCGCACAGGACGTTATGTCATCCGTGAATGGCACGCCAAACTTGGTAGCCAACTTCGACGGCAGCAACAACGTGATCAGCCCGACTATGGACACGTTCCTCGCGGCTGGTGCGGTGCTCGACAACCTGTCGGCGCTCCGCAATGAGCCACGTAAGGCGATCCTAAGCCCAACCACGATGGCACGGACGACTTCCAGCTTCGCTGGTTTGTTCAATCCGGCTCCGCAGATCAGCGAGAACTACCGCGTCGGTGCGGTGTCTGGTGGTGTTGCACTGGGCATTCAGGATTGGCGTATCGACCAGACGGTGATCAATCACACCACTGGCACGGCCACAACGGCGTCTGTTGCCTCGTCTCAGTCTGGTGGTAGTTCAACTGCCATCAAGATCGACGCGATCAGCGGCACGTTGAAAAAGGGCGACATCATCACCTTTAGTGCCGTCCATGCAGTTAACCGTCTGACAAAGCAGAGCCTCGGCAGCTTGGCACAGTTTGTCGTGACTGCGGATGTGTCCAACGGCGGCACGACCATTAACATCTATCCGGCGATGGTCGCGGTGAGTGGGTCTCCGAACACCGTGCAGTATGCAACGGTCGATGCCTTTGCCCAGTCCGGTGCTACGGTATCCCCCGTCGTTCCTGGTGGTGGTAAGACCTATCGCGAGAACTTGGTGTTCCGCAAGGAAGCCTTCACGCTCGTGGTCGCGGACTTGCCGCTCATCCGCAATGGCGTGGTCAAGTCAGCCCGCGAATCGTACGACGGAATCAGCCTGCGTATGGTGGAAGGCTACGATGTGACGAACGATCTCTTCATCGATCGTATCGACATCCTGTATGGCTACTGCCAGCCACGTCCCGAATGGGCAGTGATCGTAGCTGACGCTCTCTGATCTGACACCATTCTAATAGCCCAAATGCGAAGGCGTCCCAGCGATGGGGCGCCTTTTCATTAAATACCCCAGCTTAGAACAAGGTTCGATAATGGCTGGGACGATTACAACGCCGGTCGATCTGATCACACTCGCTTTGAAGACGGCTGGTGTCATCGGTGTCGGTCAAACACCGGACTTCAGTGACACGAACGACTGCTTCATCATCTTGAATTCGATGATCGCCCAGTGGAATCGCAATCGCTGGCTGGTCTACCACCTGATCGACACCGCCATCACATCGACCGGCGCGCAGTCCTATTCAGTTGGAACTGGCGGCGACTTCAACATCCCAAGACCCGATCGCCTAGAGACCGCATATACGCGTCTCCGTCAGAACAACCCAAGCAATCCATTCGACTACCAACTCAACTTGATCCAGTCCCGTGAGGATTACTCAGCCATCACGCTGAAGTCCCTGACCACATGGCCAACCAGCGTCTTCCTGGATAGCGATTACCCACTGGGTCATGTGTATTTCTGGCCGATCCCAAACACGCAGTTCGATCTGCACATCGTCACCAAGGCGACATTGCCGCAGTTTGCCACGCTGACCACCCAGATCGCATTGCCGCCCGAGTACTTGGATTGCTTGATCTGGAACCTGTCCGTTCGCATCCGCCCGTTATTCCAGTTGCCACCCGAGCCGACGATCGTCGCGCTGGCGAAGAATGCGCTGAATGTGCTCCGGCAGGCGAACGCCCAAGTCCCAGAACTAAGAATGCCGAGCGAAATCTTGAATGGCGCAAGTGGCGTCGATCCGACGCTCGGCAATATGAACTCTCTCCCATGGGCGGTGTAAATGCCGTTCCTGCAACTCCTTGGCGGGGCGTACAAAGAGCGATCGCTGATCGCCGCAGCCCAGAGATGTCTCAACCTTTACCCGGAAGCCACACCGCAACAGGCAGGCGAGCCATTTAAGGTCACGCATTATTGCTCACCGGGTCTCACCCTGCAAGCAGCAGCACCGTATAGCGGTTGCAGGGGTCTCTACACTAGTTCCAAGGGTAACTTGTACTGCTGCTATGATCAGCACGTCCTGGTCTATTCCAGCGCAGGCGTGTGGACCGATCTAGGCCATGTGCAACCTTCGGACCCCTCGGATGCCACGCCACGCGATACCCCGGTCAGCTTCGCCGACAACGGCTTTGTGCTGATCATGGTCGATGGCAGTGTGGATGGCTACTTCGTCGATATCACTCAGCCAATAGCGTCCCAGACCCTCACCCGGATCGATCGTGTAGTGAATACGGGTTGGCTCGGTGCTGACCTGATCAGCTACCAAGATACGTTCTTCCTAATGAACTCGCCGGGCACGACCGATTGGTATGTCAGCCTGAGCAACATCACCGCTTCCAATCTTACGGCGGCCTACAACGTCTACACAGCGACGATCGTCACCCCTGGGATTAACTACACAGCGGGCGATGTGCTGACCCTGAACGGCACAGGCGGCGCCCAGGTGACCGTCAACAGCGTGGATCAGGCAGGCGCCATCACCGGCTATGGTGTCACGAATGGTGGCTCTCTGAACAGCCAGCCCGCCAACCCAGTCGGGGTCACAGGTGGCACGGGCAGAACTGCAACCTTCAATCTGACCTATCAGACGAACATTGGCGGGTTTGACCCACTCGACTTCGTCGCCATGACCGCGCAGGTCACCAATTGCCTTGCCGCCATTTCAGTTCATCGCAATGTCTGGCTGTTGGGTGAGACCGCTTACGAGATTTGGATTAACACAGGCGGTGACGGAACCTTCGCTGGCAGCTTCCCCTTCCAACTCTATCCTACCGGGTTTGGAAACTGGGGCTGTGCGGCGAAGTGGTCCGTCGCCACTATCATGAATGAACTATTCTGGGTCTCCCAGGACAAGTATGGCCATGGCTTGGTCATGCGTGGTCAGGGTCTCGCTGCACAGCGGATCAGCACCCATGCGATCGAGTTTGCGATAAACGAATATCCGACGATCTCTGATGCGGTTGGCTACTGCTATCAGCAGATGGGGCACGTGTTCTACGTTCTGACCTTCCCCAGTGCCCACGACGGACGCGGCGCGACGTGGACGTACGATGCCACCAGTGGTGAATGGCATGAGCGTTGTTTCATTGATGAGAACGGCATCGAGTATCGCCATCTGGTCGCATCCGCCGCTGGCGC